CCAAATGACTGACCCTGAGCGTTATATGGCATTACAAGATGACATCATCTCAGCCTATAACGAAGGTAGGGTTCGATAACCTAAATTTAAAGGAAACTTAAAATGGCTACAGCAACTTATCCTGGAGGTAGTTCCTCCATTGTCAACAAGACCAATGCAGATAAATTTATTCCTGAGATTTGGTCTGACGAAATCATCGCTTCCTACAAAAAGAATCTTGTTATGGCGAACCTCGTCAACAAGATGACGATGCGTGGTAAGAAAGGTGATACGCTTCATATTCCTAGTCCTACCCGTGGTTCAGCAGCCGCTAAAGCAGCTAACACGGCTGTTACCATTCAGGCTAACGTTGAGTCTGAAGTGCAGGTTACCATTAACAAGCACTACGAATACTCACGTTTGATTGAGGACATCGTTGAAGTTCAGGCTCTTGCTTCACTTCGTCGTTTCTACACTGAAGATGCTGGTTATGCTCTTTCAGCACAGGTTGACACTGATCTGATCCAGATTGGTCGTCTGTTCAATGGCTCTCATGCTGCTGGTGCTACTGGTGACTACAGTGTGTCCGGTACAACCACTGCCTACATCGGTGGTGATGGTACTACAGCCTTCGTTGGTGGTGCTGGTGCTGGTAACGCAACTGCATTAACTGATGCTGCTATTCGTCGTACGATCCAGCGTCTTGACGATGCTAACGTACCTCAAGATAGCCGTTACTTCGTTATTCCTCCTGTTGCTCGTAACACCATGATGGGTCTTGCTCGCTTTACCGAACAAGCCTTTGTTGGTGAGCAAGGTGGTAACAACACCATCCGTAACGGTCAGATCGGTGATGTATACGGTGTTAAAGTGTTTGTTAGCAGCAACGCTGACACTGCTTATGCCTCTTCTGGTACAGCTCCTCGTGCTTGCTTGATGTTCCACAAGGATGCATTGGTCCTTGCAGAGCAGATGGCTGTTCGCTCACAGGCTCAGTACAAGCAAGAGTATCTCGCTACGCTGTATACTGCTGACACGCTGTATGGTGTTGCAGAGCTGCGTAACGATGCTGGTATTGCTCTGATCATTCCTAGCTAATTAGAAGCACTAGAGAGGCTGCTTCGGCAGCTTCTCTTTTATATAGAGGTCACAATGGCTACATTCAGATGTATTTGGTCTAACAACCTACTCAACGTAGAATATGAGTTTGATATTGCTGAGATGCGTAGACATCCAGATTATGAAGAAGTAAAAGAAGAACAAGAAAAGAAAACTGAAAAGGTCCAAAAGGTTAAGAATACCAAAGAGGATTGACTTTCATGGCTAACTATACGAAGACAACTAACTTTGCTGCAAAAGATTCACTACCGAGTGGATCAGCAGGTAAGATCATTAAAGGTACTGAACACGATACAGAGTACAACAACATTGCTACTGCTATCGCTACGAAGTTAGATGCTTCTGGTGCTGTAACTGATAGTAGTACCACAACATTCACTAATAAAACTATTGCATATGCTTCGAACACACTAACAGGTGTTGCTGGTACTGCTGCTGCTAATACATTCACAGCAAAACAAACATTTACTGGATCAACCAGCGTTATCGCATCAGCTTTCACTAATATCGTTGAACCAGCTACGGTGTCCGCTACTGCTGCCACAGGCACTATTAACTTTGATGTAACAACACAGTCCGTACTATACTATACATCAAATGCTTCAGCTAACTGGACTGTTAACTTTAGAGCTTCTAGCGGTACGTCATTGAATACAGCAATGGCTACTGGTGATGTTATTACGGTAGCTTTCCTAGTTACTCAAGGAGCTACAGCTTATTATAACTCTGCTGTTACCATTGATGGCTCTAGTGTTACCCCTAAATGGCAGGGAGGTACTGCACCAACAGCAGGTAATGCTTCTTCCATTGATGCGTATACCTACACAATTGTAAAGACTGCTAGTGCTACATTCACTGTGTTCGCTAGTCAAACAAAGTTTGCATAAGAGCTAACAATGCCTACATTAGTTACTAGAGGAGCTGCTTCTGTAAGAGGCTTTGGTTTTGCTGGTACAACACCAGTATTAGCTGATCCTTACTTTAATTATACAACACTACTGCTACACGGCAACGGCACCAACGGTGGTCAAAACAATACCTTCCTTGATTCAGGAACGGCTAACAGCGGCTCAGGCTTCACGATCACAAGGAATGGCAACACGACCCAAGGAACCTTCAGCCCATTTAGCCAGACGGGGTGGAGTAATTATTTTGATGGGAGCGGGGATTACTTACAGGCCGGAACAAGTTCAAATTTGGCTCTAGGTTCGGGCGACTTTACTGTTGAGGGGTGGCATTTTTGCACTGGCTATAACGGTGGCGGGGCACTTTACTCAACAATCAATACCTACCCGTCAAGCACTGGGTTCCTGTTTTATATCTACTCTGATGGCAGCTATACGATAGATGTAAACGGAACGATCTTAAAGACAACTGCGGTAGCCGCCTTAAATACTTGGGTTCATTACGCAGTGGTGCGTAGCGGATCGACAATTACCATTTACGCCAATGGCACATCTGTTGGAACCGTATCAAACAGCACAAATTTTACTGATCAATATGCAGTCATTGGTCGCACTGGCGCAGGTACTGCATCTAATTATTACCTTGGGTATCTATCAAATTGTAGAACGGTCAAGGGAACTGCTGTTTATACGTCAGCATTTACACCACCAACGGCTCCACTCACAGCCATTACCAACACGCAGTTTTTGACCTGTCAGAGCAACCGCTTCATCGACAACAGCGCAAACCAATTTACTATCACCGTCAACGGCAACACCTCCGTCCAAGCCTTCTCACCGTTTGCACCCACGGCTGCGTACAGCGCATCAACGGTCGGTGGGTCTGGGTACTTTGATGGGACTGGGGATAATTTATCAATTGCCAATAACGCTGCGTTTCAGTTTGGGAGTGGGGATTTCACCGTTGAAGCGTGGGTTTACGCACCGTCGAACCCTCCCGGTATAGGGTCTATTGTTTCTCACTCGGACGGGGCAAGTGCATCCGGCACGCAGTTTTTGGTCAGAACTGAAGGAAGCAACACATCCGTAGTAGCCGCTGTATATTCTGGCGGCACGGCTTATGTTGCAACATGGTCATCTGCGTTACCAATTGGTCAGTGGAACCACGTTGCGTTCACCAGATCAGGAACATCTACTTATCTGTGGGTCAACGGAGTGCAGCGTGCCACGGCTAGTGTCGGCAGCGTATCCCTGAATACAACATCAACAGCCCTTACGATTGGCTCAAACGCAAGCGCGTCTGCTGATAACTGGCTTGGTTATATTTCTGGTACTCGTATAACAAAAGGTGCGGCGCTTTATACTGCTACGTTTACGCCGCCTACCGCGCCACCAACAACCACAGTGTCTTCAGGGACGGTTGGGGTGCTCCTGAACTTCACCAACGCAGGGATCTTTGACAACGCCCAGATGAACGATCTGGAAACGGTCGGGAATGTTCAAATCAGCACCAGCGTTGTGAAGTACGGCACGGGGTCGATGGCGTTTGATGGCAGCGGGGATTATTTGGTTGGACCGATGACACCAAATCTTGTATTTGGTTCTGGGAATATGACTTTTGAGTTTTGGGTATACGCAAACACCATCAGTGGGTTTGATACTATCTTTGATACTAGAACTAGTGGTGGTTACGGTAATGAAGCCTTTTCTGTCTTTTTAGATGGTGGTATTCCAAAACTATTTGCAGGTTCTTATTCTGGAGGGTCTCCTGTTATAGCTGGAAGTTCTGCGATAAGCACAGCCACATGGACACACATTGCTTTTACTAGATCAAGCGGGACAAATTATCTGTTTGTTAACGGAACCTCAGTTACATCTAATACTAACTCTTGGAATCAAACACTCGTAACAACCAACATTTTTCGTATTGGTGAACAAGTAAGTGATGACGTAAGACCTTTTGATGGCTACATCGACGACCTGCGCATCACTAAAGGCATTGCCCGATACACCAGCAACTTCACGCCACAAACATCTCAATGGCAGGATCAATGATGCTTTACTCCAAAAACGGATCAATACCCAAACCGCAAACGGACGGCACGGATGGTTGGATTGAAGTGCCTGAGCCACCAACGGCAGCAGACGGTCAAGAAGTTGTTTGGTGGTATCCACCTGGATGGGTTGTCCGTCCTGTAAAGCCTGCGGATGAAGATGGTTTTGTGTGGAACTGGTCTCAATCTAGTGAATCATGGGTTAAGAGTGCAGTAGAAACAATAACTGATGAGGTTATTACTTTAGAGTTTAGTTCAGCATCTATCGTATTAAGTGGTTATACTGCTACAGGTGTTTAAATGGCCCTACAAGCTGATGAGCATGTTAAACAAGTAGGAGATGCATTATCAATCCTAACAGTGGTAGGTACGTTAGCAGAGCTACTACCAGCCATTGCAGCAGTGCTAACGATTGTATGGACTGCAATTAGGATATTCGAAACAGATACCGTTCAATGTATGCTAGGAAGGAGAAGTAAAAATGCCGATGGTAGCGAATAAGAAGTTTCCTTACACCGCCAAAGGAAAGAAAGAAGCGGAAGAGTATGCATCAAAGAAGGCTAAGAAGATGCATGAGAAAAAAGAATCAAAGTCTATGAAGGCTAAAGAACGTAAGATGGGTTATCCATCATGAAACTTAAACCCGCTAAAGTACGTAAAGTCATGAAGGAGTACAAAGAAGGTACTCTTCATAGCGGTAAAGGTGGTCCTGTAGTTAAGTCTCGTAAACAAGCAGTTGCTATCGCTTTGTCAGAGGCTGGTATGTCAAATCCTAAGAAGAAGAAATGAAGCAAGGACTATACGCTAACATACAAGCCAAGCGTAAACGTATCGCTGAAGGCTCTGGTGAGAAGATGAGAAAACCAGGCACTAAAGGTGCTCCGACAGCAAAAGCATTTAAGGAGGCAGCAAAAACTGCTAAGAAGAAATGAAGAAAGATTCAAGGCTGGAAAGAGCAGGAGTCTCTGGATATAATCAACCTAAAAGAACACCAGGACATCCTACGAAATCTCACATTGTTGTAGCAAAGGACGGTGATCAAGTTAAGACGATTCGTTTTGGTCAACAAGGTGTTAAAGGTTCTCCTGAAGGATCTGCTAGGAATAAAGCCTTTAAAGCTCGCCACGCAAAGAATATTGCTAAAGGGAAGATGTCAGCGGCCTTCTGGGCCAACCGCGAAAAGTGGGGTAAATAATGCCATTTCCTTTAGAAGTACCTGATGGTGTTTTTAAAAACGAAGATGGTAGGTGGGTGCGTTATTGTCCTTTATGTAATATTGAAGTAAACCATCTCAGAAGAAATTATTGTATAGGCTCTCATAATATTAAACAGCCTTGTAAAAGGTGTAGTAATATTAACAACCACCCCTCAGGTATGGTAGGCGCTGTTAGATTAGCATGGTATGAAGCTTTCTACAAAAGTGCTCTGACTCGTGGGTATCTTTGGGAGCTAACTCCTCAATTTATAAACGAGCTATATGAAGAACAAGAAGGGCTGTGTATTTTGTCTGGTTTATCTATAGGGTGGAGTAAAGTTGGTTGGGATCACACAGCATCAATAGATAGGATAGATAACAACATTGGATATACAGCAGAAAACGTGCAGCTAGTACATAAAAAAATTAATATGATGAGAGGTTCGTTGACTATTGAAGAGTTTTTAAATCTTTGCTGCTCTGTTGCTGATAAAATTAAATGGTGATCTAAATGGCTACATTCTTAGATTGTGTTAATGGTGTACTACGTAGGCTTCGTGAGACTGAAGCAGCCTCTGTTACTGACACAACTTATGTTAAGTTAGTAGGTGACTTTGTTAACGAAGCTAAACGTGAAGTTGAAGATGCATGGAACTGGTCTGTACTTCGTACCACTAAGACAATCACTACTGTCAATGGTACACAGAACTATGAGATCCCTGGTACTAATCCAAGGTCTAGATTATCAGTAGTTTACATACCATCACTGAAGAGAGATCTTCAGCAAGCTACGCAGAATCAGATGCATGAATGGATTAATCTTCAAGGATCAGTGAATGGAGATCCTCAGTATTTTTCTATTGGTAACAGCACATCATCTACTGGTGTTATTACTCTTGATCTATGGCCTATCCCAACGTCAGCATTGACTGTTAAAGTAGACTGTGTTGTACCACAGGCTGATTTGTCCGCTAGCACTGACGTATTGTATGTCCCTTCAGAGTTAGTGATTCAAGGTGCTTTACTACGTGCTATCAATGAACGTGGTGAAGATGGTGGTCGTCTAAGCGAACAACAAGCTGATTTGTATCGTAAAGCAGTAGCATCCTATATCTCTATAGAAGCAGAGCGATACGGTGATGAAACAACCTGGGAGTGGGTATAATGGCTGCTGAGTTACGGTCAGTTAGTATCGTAGCTCCTGGCTTTGCTGGTCTTAATACACAAGACTCTTCAGTAGCTATTACTAAAGACTTTGCACTGAAAGCAGAGAATGCTGTTATTGATCAGTTTGGTCGTATTGCTTGTCGTGGTGGTTGGGATAACGTCAATACATCAGCAGGATACAACAGCACAGAACCTACGCTACTCCATGAAGTAGTTAAACAAGACGGTACAACACAGATTGTATCTATTGGTAATAACCGTATCTACACAGGTACAACAACACTGACTCAGGTCTACGATGGTTCTGCTACATGGACAGCACAGAACTGGAAAGCAGTTAACTTCAATGACCATACATACTTCTTCCAACGTGCTCATAATCCACTGATCTATGATCACACAGCGAACACATGGACTTTAGTGTCCGCACATCCTAGCTACTCAGGTACTGTACAGTTAGCTAATGAAGTCTTAGCTGCTTATGGTCGTTTATGGGTAGCAGATACATCAACGAACAAGACTACGATATGGTGGTCTGATACGTTGATCGGTTACAAATGGAATGGAGGTACTTCAGGCTCTTTAGACATTGAGAATGTATTCACTAACGGTACTGACTCAATCGTTGGCCTAGCAGCCTTTAATGGCTTCCTAATCATATTCTGTAAGAAGTCTCTGATCATCTATAGTGGAGCTGCATCAGATCCAGCTTCTAATCTTACCTTAGTAGAGGTTATTGATGGTGTTGGATGCATTGCTAGAGACTCCATTCAGGATGTCGGAACAGATATTTTCTTCCTTAGCGATACAGGGATTCGTAGCCTCGGTAGAACAATTCAAGAGAAGTCAGCACCTTTGTTTGATGTATCAAAGAATGTTAGGGATGATCTAATCAGTGATATCGCTATCAACGAAGATAACGAGAACATCAAATCAGTATTCTATGAGAAGTCTGGATTCTATCTACTTAGTTTACCAACTAGAGAACTTTCCTACTGCTTAGATCTCAAGCAACGTCTACAGGATGGTTCCTGTAAAGTAACTACGTGGACACTAGCTCCAAAGGCTTTACTGTCTACAAGAGATAGAAAGCTATATATCAGCAGAGCTGGTTACATCGGTGAATATGCTGCTAGTTACTCTGACAATGGTACAACGATTAGATTCTTGTACTATACCTCTCACTTAGATGCTGGTAACGCATCAATACTGAAGATACTTAAGAAGTTATCCATCATTGTTATTGGTGGTTCGCAGACTACATTGTTTCTTAAATGGGGTACAGACTACACAACTAACTTCCAAAGTGTAGAGATGAACTCTATTCCAAGTACACCGCAATCAGAGTATAATGTGTCTGAGTTTAACATTGCTGAATACTTCAGTACAACCAAAGCAATCAACATACTTAAAGCACAACTTAGCAACGATGGTAGAGTGTTCCAAGTAGGTATCGAAGCTAACGTAGATGCTGATGTACTGTCCATACAACAGATGGATGTATTCTTCAAAACTGGAAGAACAGTATGATCATTTTTGATAGGAATCACTAATGGCTACCACATTTAATTTAAGCCCTACAGAAAAGCAAGGAGTCTTAGACTTCATTGTAGGGAACTTAAACAACCCTGAAGTTATCAGAAAAGCTGCACAGCAGTACGGTGCTACAGCAGATGACTTAGCCTCTGTGACAGGTCTTCCTGTAGGTCAAGTTCATCAGTATTTCTTAGATGCTGGTGTACCTATGGGTACTTTGTTGACAGGTGGTGTACAACGAAACTTTGGTACTGAAGGTAATATCCGTCAGTTAGACAAAGGCGAGGACATCACTGTTGAGAAGGCTATCGGACGACAAGGTGATAAGATTGTTGTTCAACGGTATGATGCTTATGGCACGCCAACAACGACAAGACTTGCTGATCCTAATACTTCTGAAGGTCGAGGATGGTTACAAGCACTAGGCATTGTTGGCGGTGCTATTGGACTAAGTAGTATACCTGAGATAAGTTCTTTGTTTAGTAGTTCCGCTGGTGCGGCAGAACTTGGTGGTTTAGGTGCTCTTGGAGAAGGTGCTGGTGCTGCTGGAGCAACTGCTGCTGGTTCTACCGTTGCTGGTACTACCGCTGCTGGAGCAACAGCCGCTGAAATTGCTGCTGGCGGTACTACAGCCGCTGGTACTACAGCTGCTGGTACAACTGCGACTGGTTTATTAGGTGGTGAATCTGCTTTAGCTGTTGCAGGTGTTGAAGGAGCAGCTTCACAAGCAGCAACTTCAGCTTATGCATCTACATTAGCATCTACAGGCAGTGCTTCTTTAGCAGCAATAGCTGCTGATGTTGCTTCTGGTAATGTAGCAGCTGGTCTATCAGTAGCAGATGCTGTAGCAGCTGGGACAGCAGCAGCCGCAGACGCAGCCGCAACAGGTGCTGTTACCTCTACTGGTAATGTTGTTGGTGGGGGTGGTAATATAACCACTGGAGCAACTATTGGAACAGGAGCTACTGTAGGTAGTAATCTATTAAGTGACGCAGCTAACGCAATTAAACCAGCAAGTGATGCAGCTAAAGGTTTATTAGATCCTAAAACACTTGGTAGTCTTGTTAATTCTGGTGTTAACTTATCCTTAATTCAAGATGCTGCTGATAAGCTACGTAAACAAGGACAGATAAGCCAAGACGACTACAATGCATTATCAACAAGATTATTCAATACTTACCGTGATGTAGGTTTAGGTGCTGGTACAGCATTAGCTAACATCGGTGAACGTGCATCAAAGATGGTTGGTGACTTCACACCCTATGGTGTATCCACTAACTTAGTAAACACAAGAGTTAATCCACAGACAGGACAACTAGAGAGTAACCTTACTGACACT